GTTTATAATAGTAATGTAGACAAAATGACTGATATGGAGAGAGCAATGATTACTGATAAGACTGATAACTCTTTTACAACTAAATATCCATGTCAATATTGGCCAGGATTTAAGGAGGGATGATTCAGGATTAATTATTTTTTTTAATTAGTTTTTTTTTTTTCAGTTTAAGATATTAACTGAAAAAAAATAATATAATAAAAATATAGTATGTCTTCAAATAATTTTCAAGCAAATTTAGATACTACAATAAATCCTTCGAATAATTATATTTCAAATGCATTAAAACCAACTATTTCTCCAGGAGATAAATGTAATAAGATAATTCCAATTGGTTTTAAAGATAGTATATTAACAGCAAATACTACAAGTTCAAGTGGAAAATATAATAAAAAATTAATTACGAAAAGGACTGAACGTCCGTATGTGTGGAAACAGCCAAATCCTAGTTCGACGTTGAAAACAAAAAGTTATAGGGCATGTACTAGGTGGTGTGCGTCCATGAAGTTTGGAGTAATACCATGGTATAAATGTTGCTCATATGGAAAAAAATACTATACATATCGTCACTATTTCCCATGGACTAAAGGTCCAAATAATCCTAGATATTTTTGTAAATACAATAATACTAACGAATTAACTTCCCTAGGGAATAATTTAGGAAGAGAATTAGCAATAAAAAAAAGTTTAGAACAAAAGTTTAAATATACAGTAAAAGATACACAAAATAATTGGTATGGAACAAATTCTACTAATTTATTTACTACTTCGAACAAATATAACTCATCGGAATGTTTAGGAAATTCTGTTTATTTAACTGATATATATGAAATAAGTGATAAGATTGCAACTGATTGTGCTAATATGGTAAATAAAATAAATCAGGCATCAACTTTAAATCAAGATACTAGTAGTTTGGAAAATGCATTAGATTATTATGTAAAACGGGCAAATAGTCGTCTTTCGACCGAGCGAACAGACAACTCATTAGAAAGTTTTGAGACAATGTCATCCAGTGAACTTCAAGATTCAAAGGACGTAACATCAAATGTTGTTTCAAATTTAAATAGTCAAATTAAAACTTTAACAAAAGAATTTGATATACGTGCCAGAATTGCAAATAATCAAAGAGCAATTTTAAGAAAAAATTATCTTAGAGATGATGTGATGGATATGAAAAGAGAAAAAAATTTAAATAAATTGCAAAGTATTGCCGATGAAGTAATGGTGAAAGATCGTTTAGTTGAATTTAATAATAAAAAATTAGAAGATAGTAATATAACTGTTAAATTATTGCGTGGATTTTTTGCAACGTTTATTTTAATGGTAATCCCGATAGTAATGTATTTTTCTGGTGCATTTTCACTAAAAGTTTTGGCTATAATAATTATATTATATTTGGTTGGTTATTTTATATATATGGGAGTAATGTTCAGAAAAAGAAAAATGAAATCATTTTTTAAACCTATGTTCAAAGATATTAGTAATTATGAGAAGGAAGTTAGAAAATATGTAAAAAAGGAAGAAAACAAAATATCCAAGGAATTATCTGAGTTTGTTTATGGAAACTGTAATTGTCCGGAAGAAGAAGAAGAGGGATCATCTGGTGGAGGTGGGAATGTGCCAATAACAGAGGAAGATACTTATTATGTTGATAATAATGATGGATATTACTATAATGATGGGACAGCTCCTTCACAAAGATTGATTCCTGCGGTTGATAACGTTCATGGTGATCCACCACGTTATTCAATAGATTGGGAAACAAATAAACAGATGGGTGTAACTGATTCATCGACAGGTACAGCTCCTCCAAATTGGTACAATATTGGTTTACCAATTATTTCCGATACAATGCAAAAGATAATAAATAAATGTCAAAAATATAACGAAATAAATGTACAATTAACAAATGATGAATTTATTAAAGGGGCATATTTCTTAGTAAATGGAAATGATATATCATCAACAGAATTAACTAATATTAAGTTACGCTATCAAAATACAATGAATTTGAATGAAAAGAAAGTAATTTTTCAAGAAATGTTAGATAATGCTAGAATAACAAAGGAACAATTTTTGAAAAATTTATATAATCGAGGTACTAATCCCAAAGATAAACAAAGAAGTAATACATTAATAAGTTTATACGTATCATTACTAAATGAATCTTCATCAACATCAACATTAACAGTGGGATTGTAAGTAATTTTTTTTCTTAAAATATGTTTAATATTTTAAGAAAAAGGAAATGTTTAGATTATTTTTTATGAGTATATAATAGTAATATATTTAATGTCTAATTATAAATTTTCCAGAATAGGATGTATTCCAATCGGTGATATGCCAAAATCAAATCCACGTGAGAAAAGCACAACTTTACTTTCATGTGTAAGAACTAAACCAACAAATGATACTTATATAGGCACAACAGCAGGTATAGATAGTTCTGAATCCGCACCTTGCTATAGTATTAGTAATAAACAAAATATTCCTTGGAATCTAAAAAATAATCGAGATTGTATAGCTGCTAAAGATATACCTATATACAAAATAGAAGGGGATAGTTGTATTAATCTACAATCTGGGACAACAGCAGAGGATATTGAGGCATGTTTGGATAATGGTGGGAAAAACTATTTAGATGCAAACATTCGAGAAAAAAAAGATGAGATTGATGGTTTAAAAAGTAAGATTAAAGAAGATCGTATAAGAAAAATAAGTTTAGAACAAAATATACCAATTGACAAAGCGCAAGCTATATACGATCAAGACAATAAAATGTATAAAGCTCGTGTAGTTGCTAAAAGGGTTGAAGGAGAGGTAAACCAATTAAGAGAAAAATATTCTACAGTTGAAGATTCACATATTAAATCTACGGATTTAATATCAAAAACATTGGCTCAATTTGCTACGAAAAATCAAGAACAACGTGATAAAAGTGAAAAAATTCAAAAACTCAATACCAAAGTAAATACTGTTGCTCAGAATATTTACTTAAATCAAAAAAGATATAAGGACAAAGAGAAAGTTGTATCATTTTTAAAAACCATATTAATAATTTTAATAGTTTTAGCATTAGGAGGTATTGTATATTATGGTGTTAAATATACTCAAAAAAATTATCCTGATATGTATAATAATGTGTCCAGTAAATTTAACGGATTAAATATGTCTTACTAAAAAGCTGAAAAGGAATACTCATCTTTCATGCTATTTTCCGTAGTATCCTTCGACTCTTTATCTTTTAAACGTTTTATAAATCCCATAACAGTTGTTGGTGTAACCATTTTTTTTCCATATTTTTTTTCAAAATATTTTTTTAACTCCTTTTTTGATGGATATTTATTATGATTGTAACTATCTTGAAACCATAATTTAAATTCTTCATGTGCATAAGTTAATGATATTTGATCATCCGTATTATTAGTATGAATGAATCTTTCTGTCAAAAAATCAATGTACATATCCATATTTTTTTGATATTCTTCAGTATATTTTATAACTTCTTGAGGGATAACAAGGCCATTTTTTTTGTACGAAGTAAAATAATAATGTGTTAATAATGAACAGAATGAAGTTGCCCATTTTGGTATCTTTTTTGTTATATTTTTATCTTTTTTAAATTCATTATCTTGTTTTGGATTATCCACAAACATACTTTGAAATTCAAGTACTTTTAAACGTCTCCATGTTCCAGTATCTTCAGCTGGTACTTTTGGTAAATCATTGCAAAATAATATGAGCTTAAATTGTGGTTTAAATTGTAGAAATGTCCCACTAAATAATCCACGTCCTTTAATTAGATCATTACCAGTGTATTCTTTCATTAAACCAACATTAATCCTCTCATTTGTACTTGGCTCTTCAAAATAACAATATCGTTTTCCTTTACTTTCAATCACTTCGGGTGATGCTGCATTTGAAGCCGATCGTTTTCCAGTAAGAAGAGTAATCGGAAATTTTGATGCGTATTCTCCAAGAGCAGTTACAACCAATTCATTTATTTTTGATTTACCGTTACCTCCAATTCCGGTCCATAAGTGAAAAGATTCATCCGCATTATGACCATCTAATAATGTGGATAATAGTGTCATCATAAAATGAAAGTTGTTTGGGTTTGGGTGAATTTTTTTTAAAAAATTATTTATATCTTTGAGGTGGGGTAAATCGTCTGAATATGGAACGTAATTTACTGCACAAGATAAAGAAATAAAGTCATCGGGCCTTCCATCTCTAAAATATCCATTAGTTAAATCCAAAACGCCATTTTTAAAACAGAGAAGAGAATCGCAACTATCCAATTTTTCTATAAAATCTTTATCATAAAAAAGATCCTTGCATTCTTTCATAATATTATCCTTGAATGCTGTAGTTTTCAATTTAGTTGTAATTGAAGTTAACTTATCAATTTTGTTTTCGATACTTTTTATTTGACTTTCTAATTGTTGCTTACGTTTTTTATTTATACATTCTTCGTCTAATTCATCATCCAATGCATTTAATTTATCATTGGAAAAAGATATTAATTTGCAATATTCATTTACCATTTCATTTGATATTTTACTTCTTAGATTAGTACCATCTTCATCTTCCATCCATCGATGATTGTTAAAGGTATACCATTTTCGATTTCGTACACTTGCACAAACATATTGATATCTGTACATTTTATACAATACCTTTGCTACATCAACATTTGTCCCATTAAGACTTTGATCAATATATGTCCGTGTTTGTTTAGAATAAAATTCTTTATATTTTTCAGGGCTATCCTGACTTGCCCAGAAATAAATACTTCCAATATTAAGCCCCCCATCTCTCATATCAGAAATCCATGCTTTTGTGCAACATCCAGGCTCATATTTTGTTGATCTTTGACTAAAATCATCCCAAATATTTAGAAGATCATCAGAGTCTGGATCTCTATTATGTAAGGCCCAACCGACGCGAAGCCATTCTTCAAAATTATCAGCGCGATCTTCAGAAAGCATAAGAACAAGTTCATATATATCTTGGATCTCTTCCCTAGATAAATTACTGTATGAAATATCTTTACCTTTTTTTCTTCCACTTTTACTTTTAAGTTTTTCCCGAAATACATTAATTTCATCGATATAAATATCGTTAATAGGCGTGGTTTCAGTTTTGTTTCTTATACTTAGTAGTTCAGGTAACAGATTAATATCATAATCATCAGTGGATAATAGATTATTATCGGAGTCAATCAGCATGGTAAATGCATACGGTGCAACATTGGGCTTTGTACTCCGAAACATATACCATCCTACATTTTCAATAACTTCCTTATCTATAGCTACAGATATTTTGTTTTTAATAGGCAGATCGCCAAATAATGCATCTGCTTCTTTAATTACATTATCTCGAATAAAATATTGAATATCAGGTTTTGATACTATATATGGAAAAATAATATGAATACCATCCTTTAAATTATCTTTAAACACATACGGTGCAGGTCTTTCAAAAATGAATGCTTGTAAAATATCTTTGTATTCTTCTTCATCAATATCGAAATATTTTTTTATTTGAGATATATAAATGGCTACTATTTTTTTGATAAATTCTGACTCATAACTTCTTTCTATTATTCCATCTTTATAACGAAAATCAATATCAACTATTATAGGGCAAATATTCGTATGTTGCTCTATTAAACTTATTTCTATATTACCATGTGACGCACACTCATTGTATGATTTATAAAATGATGTTAAATCAGTGGGATTATCTATTAAAAATTTTCCCGCAGTTTTACCCATTCCCGTGTGCGAAATGGGCTTAGTTTTAACACGAAATTTATTTAATAATTGCAAAAATGATTTATCATATGAATTTATACTTTTTTCTAAATCAATGGATGGTTCCATTTCTTATATAAAAAAATATTTTTTTAAATGAATTTTATTTATTACTTTAAGTTTACTTAATTGAGTAATTTCGAAAAATACCAATGATTATTGTAGAAAAAAATTGAAATAAAAAAACCCATGATATATAAAGTATTTATTATGAATAATACTCAAAGAAGAATATTGTCGGATCTCAAAGATCTGCAAAGCTCCCATGAGGAGCTTAAAAATCTTGGTATATTTTATCACTATGATGAGGAGAATATCCATTCATGGAAAGCCATTATTATGGGAACAAAAAATACGCCATATGAGTACGGTTTTCATTTGTTCCATATTACAATACCCGACGTTTATCCAATGAAACCACCTACAGTAAAATATGTTACTGGAGATGGTAAAACAAGATTTAATCCGAATCTTTATATTGAGGGGAAAGTTTGTTTATCATTGTTGGGTACATGGACTGGTCCGGGATGGGTGCCAGTATATACATTAAAAACAGTTTTAATGACTATTCAGGCGGCTGTGTTAAATGAGGATCCTCTGATGAATGAGCCTGGTTATGAGAAGAGCTCCCGAAGTGATCTTAACATATATAATGATCTTATTGAGCATCAAAATATCCGGATTGCTATTATTTCACAATTAACGAAGATCCCTCATACATTTGAGATGTTTGTAGATGTAATATCCGAAAGATTTAAGTCATATTATCCCGAACTTCGAACGAAGATAGCTTTTGCGTGTACTACAAAACATAATAAGAATTTGAAATCTCCTATTTATGGGATGAATATAACAACAAATTACAAAACAATTCTTAAGGAAATTGATCTACTGTATGAAAAACTAACTAGTGGGGTGATACCAATGGATACAGACTTTCCATATAATCCGGCGTCTGCGCATGCTCTTTCTCCTGCTCCTTCTCCGGATCCTGCTCCTGATCCTTCTTCGGATCTTGCTCCATTTCAGAGTGTAAGCGGAGGTGGAGCATCGCAATCAACGACTGATCCAATTGCCATTGCGGTAAAGAAGAAAACTAAAAAGACTCCAACGCCACAGGCAAAAAATTTTGATGAAAATTATGTAATGGAATCGGATAATCATGTAGTTGATGGTGTTCAGCACAAATATATCGTAAAGATTAAATCAAATGGTGTAAAATATTGGAAACACACTATTTAATTATTTTTTATAAAAAAAAAAGAAAAATTGATATTTTAAAAAAAAAATAGATAGAATTATTATAATGAAATTTTGTCCTGAGTGTGAGAATATTTTGTATTATAATGAAGAATCAAATAAATTAATGAATTTTTGTAAAACATGTGGATACAAAAATGAATCAAGTGAAATATTGATCCAAAGTAAAAATTATAAGGAAAATAATAAACTTGGATACGAAAGTCGAAGGAATTATATTTATGACCCAACATATGCTAGAACTATATATTATAAATGTCCGAATACATCGTGTAAAACTCATGAAGACGAAAGTAAAAAAGAGGCAATTTTCTTTAATGAAAATAATTCATTGAAGCAAGTATTTGTGTGTGCATATTGTCATACAGAATGGAAATATTAGTAGAAAAATTTTGGAGGATTTTTATCTTGATAATCTACGGGTACTGGATATTTATTACTTATTAGATCCTTACTATCGGATTTATTTTTAACTACAGGAATATTAATGTATTTGTTTCGCATACATGGCATTAAATATGATGCTGGAGATTTGCATAAATATGATGGTGTCTTTATTTTTGGTAGTTTTTTGTTATAATCAAGTATTGGTGATGGAGTGCGTAATGGTACTGATATTGGTGTAGGAATTGGTCTATTTTGTATTGGTCTTAGATTTGGTTTATTTATTGGTATTAAAACTGGTGTTATGATAGGTTTGTAATGTGATGGGTTATGATAATTTAAATTAACTGGTGGAGTAGTTGGTTTTAAAGATGGTAAATTTGATGTTTTTTTACTTACACATGGGTTAATATTTAATGTTTGATTTTTTATGATTGTTTCTAATTCATTTTTATCATTTAATAATTTAACTATACAATTTTTCCAATCAATAGTAGTGTTTGGAAGTTTTATATTTTTTTGTAAAAAAAATTCTCTGTGAACATTAGTATTTTTGTTTGATACCAAGCCAAAATATCTTATTTTTTCTTTTATACTATTCCTTGATAACAAATTTTTAATTGAGGGCCTTGTATATTCATTTTTTGTTAACAAATCCTTTAATATTAGTTTAAGATCATCTGAATAAGTAGTTGACGGGATTATGATCATATTATTTTTAATTTTCATATATAATTGATATATGTTATTTGCTTGATAAGGTACACTACCAAACATTAATTCATATAATACACATCCTATAGCCCATATGTCAGTTGCGACGGTATATCTACCACCTTTAACCATTTCAGGACTAAGATAATATGGTGTACCAATTTGAGTGTTAGTATGTATTTTTGTTGGAGATAATATTTTTGAAACTCCAAAGTCTCCAATTAATATTTCATAATTTTCACAAAATAACACATTTTTGGCTTTTATATCTCGGTGAATAATGGAATAATTATGTAAATAATCTATTGATAAAAGCATTTGACACAATATTTTCCATATTTTCATTTCATTGATTTTTAAATGTTTTTTATTATATTGTTTAATATAATTACCAATATCAATTCTATTTGCAAATGGTGTTATAATATGTAATTCAGAATTTTCAACAAATATATCTGTGACACCCAACAAATATGGGTTATCATGGAATGCTAATATTTTTAATTCTGTTATGATTGATTCTTTTTGGTATTTATCTGTCATATTTAAATCAATCTTTTTTAGTGCATGTATATTATTTGTTAATTTCGATTTCACTTTGTATACTTTTCCAAATGAACCTCGAGAAATGAATAAAAGGACTTCGTAATTGTCCATATAAATTTTATAATTAGTAAATCGTCATTTTTCGTAAAAAATAATTATTTCTTAATATTTTTTTTATATTTTTATATGTAAAAAATCATATCATACATATACAAAACGAAGTGTAATTAAATTAAAAATTGATTAATTTAAAATAATCTATTTATAAATAAATAATGTCTGATGAAAATTTAAAACAAAATTTTTTAGAAAATGAGGATAATATTATTGAGGAGCAAGGGGTAGATGATAATGATATGGCAGAATGTCCACATATAACCTCTTATACAACAACATATACTGATATGGTTAATGATTTAGAAAAAAAAAATAGAAAATCTATACCGTTCTTAACAAAATATGAAAAATCACGTATTATTGGAATACGTGCCCAACAATTAAGCCAAAATATGCCATCTATGGTAGATACCACTGGATTAAATAATCCTATAGAAATAGCATTAAAAGAATTGAAAGAACAAAAATTACCATTTATCATACGGAGAAATATGCCCAATGGAACATACGAAGATTGGCGTGTTGATGAACTTAAATTTGATTCTTTTTAAATTTTTATAAAATATAAATATCACTATCAATTTTGTATTTTATCATTAAAATAATGATAAAAATTAATTTTCATGTGTATATTTATCGTTCTCATTTATTCAGGTAATTTGAAATGTCTTGAGATCGCACCCATAAGAGTGTGGTAATAGCAATTTTCTTCTTGTGTTACCTTACCCTTCTTATCCTTATTTTCTACAAGTTCAGGGAAAAGCTTGGAAAGCTCAACATCCATCTTAATACGCTTCTTGTTATCATATTTCTGTAATTGATTTTCACGGACATATGATGTGACAAGTTTGAGCGCATGATCTCTAGAAACAAGTAGATGTTCCGAATCGTATTGAAGATTTTCATAAATTACATCACCATTCCTATCCTTCAGAGTGTGGAATTTCTCAAAGAAATCCTTCATCGTTGTGGTATAGATAGGTTTTAATTGCTGAAGACCCTTGTTACCATTGGTTGAACTCTTGGAATTTTTCTTTGTTTTAAGTCTTTTATCCAACTTTCTCAAATCACGCTCCATTTTACGAATACCTTGTTGGATATTCCTTGAGCCTTTGACGAATTGGGCAAGGATTACTTGACACATTTTAGCCATCTCGATAAGCTCAACGGCTTCCTTCACCAAACTTTGTTCCTCTTGAGGAGTTTCATCTTCAACGGCAGATGTAGAATCAACTACTTTAACTGTTTCTTCAACAGTTGGTTCGGTGACTGCTTTAGTCGTTTCTTCAACTGTTTCAGTTGGTGTTTTCGCAACAGTCTTTGACGAACTTGGTTTGCTTGAACGCTTACTAACTTTTGTTGTGGGCATATTTGTATATAAGATCTTATGATTAAAAAAAAATCAATTTTTTACGAGAAAATATAAAATACCATGCATCCTAATCAATTAATTTCTAATATATTTTAATTTAAAGTAAAAATTAACAATATTTATTTTTATAATATTTCATACGATTTTATAAGATTTTATAATAATTTTTCCAATACCATTTGTTACAACTCTTTAAATTTATAAAGTATAAAAATCTTTGATCAACTAATATATTAATATTGATATATTAAAAAAAAATTGATTTTTTTGATCCTAACATCATAATTCATTGAATATGCCACGACAAACAAACACCGTAAAGAAATCGAAGAAGAGCGCAACTTCTGAAGAAGCTGCCGAAACATCGGATGTTCAAGATACAACCCCTGTTGTAGAACCAACTGATACTGAGCCTGTCATTACTGATAGCGATCAACAAGTTGAAGTTGAAGATGAAGATGAGACTACTGACGATGTGGTCGCCGACAGCAATTCTGCTCGTGTTGATCAAATTGTAGAAATGGCGAAAATGCTTAATGCAGTCATTTTGAAATTAAACAAACGTTGTAAAGAACTTCAGCGTCGTGTTACCGCAAAGGAACGTAGACTAAAACGTCTTGAGCAAAAAAAGCTTTCGAATAAAAAGAAAGGTGGATCGGGTGGTCTTAAGAAACTTCAGCCGGTATATACCAGTGAATTTCGTCTATTCGTAGAATCTCAACATCAATGCCTAAATGACAGAAAAGGTGATATCATTCTTGAGACGCTAGATTATGATGACGAGGGCAATCTTTTGATTAGCAGGGAAAATTGTCTTAAACTGGTCAATGCATATGTGCGCCAAAATGAGCTTCAAAAATATGATGACAAAAAGCGTATTAAGATGGATGTTGAGCTTTCCAAACTTTTCCCCGAACTTGCAGAGAAAAAAGAAGGTAAAAAGGTCACTCAAGCAGAGAATTGTTATTTCCATACCTTGATGGGTGGGATTAACCGTCATCTCAAGCCTCAGGTAACTTCTTAAAAAACATTATTATAAAAGTTAAATAATTAAACTAATCATAGCATAATTATTTATTTATTTTTTTTTTATTTCGTTTAATATATTTTCATGGTAATAATTGAATGGAATATAATTAATATCTTTAATTAACTCTTTGCTTCTTTTACATGTTATTTTTTCTCTATTTTTTTTTATTCCTACAAAATCAAATTCTAATATCTTCAAATCAGTTATTTTATGATTATTTTTAAATACAGATCGTGGGGCAATGTGTGGTATAAAACCAGAAATATTAAAAGAATCTTTAAATTTTAAAATAGCCACTCTTGGTAACAGGAATTCATATTCTGACCATAAAAAAATAGTATTTTCGGGTTTTTTACTGTATCCATGATTATTTCTTTCCATATCCATATATAATACTCTCGACCCTTTTGGAATATTGATTTTTAAAATACAGCATGTGGATAAATTGTCATTAGTTACAAAAGTTGTTTTTGAAAAATCAAAGGATACCATATTCATTAATGAACATGATAAAAAACTATCAAAACTGTATGTATCACCCGGTTGGAGATTATGAAGATCATTGTAAATTTTTTTTTGTTTGAAATTTTTTCTATCAATAGATATTCCTCTATAAACAATATATTTGTGTATTGTTGGAGGTACTTTGGTAAGAATTTTATCAATAACTTCGATTTGATATATTGTATTATTATAGCTTTGTAGAGCTTTATTTAAAAGCTCTTCTTGTATTGTTTCTAAAGGAAGCTTAGATTTTTTCTTATTTTTATAAATATTTCTCAAAGTATTAATAAGATCAAAATGTATATCCTTGAAGTATTTTTCACGATCATACATAAACGTATTTATCTCAATGTAATGGTTTCCTTTGTAGCTATTTAATACATGAAGTTGTTGTGGCAATAGTTTCTTATAAAACGCTTCATATATTCTTCTTATAGTTTTTGATTCATAAAAAATTTTTTGTTTATATTTGTGAAATTCATTTGTTAATATATTTATATTATTTTTCATATATATATCCTATATCTTATATTATTTTTTATTAAGTTTGTAAAAATTATTTCTACACAAAGGACATTCATATTTTTGACTTGTATAAAACCAATTATCAACGCATTTTTTATGAAAAATATGTTCACATTGTGGTAAAGTTCGTATAAATTCATTTTTTTTTAAATTGTCCCTACAAATTGAGCATGATATAGATTTCGTATTATTTAAAAATGTTTCTGTTACTTTGTTTGATTTTGGTAAATGAAAAACAAAATCTCTTTTAGTAAATCCTTTTTTGTTCGAATCATCAATTTTGATAATTGCGGTTGTTTTATCAATATCATCACGTACAATCATTAATTGTTGATACTTTTTTAAATCTTTAATTTTGTTGACAATATCAGTAAGATTATTACAATTTAAAAAATTTTCTGAATGATAAAATTCAATACAATCGACCATTTGTTATCTTATTTATATTTTATTAAAATTTTTTTAATATCCAAACTAGTTTTTTAATAGAATTTATAAATTCGTGATTATTTAATCTTCTTAATTAAATCACTTTCGAGTCGCAGTGGTGCGTTTTCTGGGTGCAGCACCTCCTGCAGGCTTTTTGGTTGAGGGTTTCTTTGGAGGAGGCGTTGATTCACGCTCTTCCTCCGAAGCCTCCTCTTCCTCAACTTCTCCCTCTTCTCCCTCTTCTCCATCATCTGTATTTTCTACAGACGATGATGCATCATTCTGGGACTCAACTACCTCGTCTTCTTCATTCGTAAATTCATCTTGTGCAACTTTTTCCGTTGCACCTAATTCATCATTGAATGCAAATGATTTTGGTCTCATACTTTTCCTCTTCGGAGCAAGAATTTGCAAGACATTAAGACTTGTCCCAAAACGACCACTAATAAACCATGGCCTCGGGACAATTAATGTCTTATTACTTGATCCCTTGGGAACTAGATCAATGAGATGATCAAAAGACTCCACATCTACTTCTTCATCCTTTGAATGATAGAAAAGAACGTTTGGGACAGATGCATCTTCATGTTTCCGAAGAATTTTCGGTGCAATCCTGGGAGGATAATGGTTATCACCATCGATTTTTCCCTCTTTCAGCATTGGAGTATACAATGCCTCAACAACGGGACGTTGTTCTGGTGTATATTGTTTTCCAAAAAGCATTTTGGAATGTTTAACACCATAATCAATCATCAAATTGTCAATGTTTGCACATTGTTTTGTAAAATTATCTTCAGGATCTAGTGACAAATTCAAAGAATAGTCACTAATTCCCGTATCCCCCTTAGCATATGTATTAATACCAAAAGGTGCTCTACAAAGCGGTGTTTCAAAATATGCGGGAGACTGATTGTAGAGCATTAGAGACACAATACGTTCAGTTTTAGTCTTTTCAGACTTCCGTTTCCTTGGATCTGTAATGGTTACATTAGCAGAATCTAATTCATTAGGTGATACACTGTTACTGGACATAATTAAGCAAAATAAAATAGGATAAAAATAAATTCAATTTTTTTTTTAAAAATTGAATTGTTTAAAATTAATAAATTAAAGAATAGAATATGTATATTAATCAAATGAATTGTATGTCAATAAAAAAAAAGAATAGTTTGGATCAATGTCCAAACAAACGTAAACCCGGTAGTGAATACTGTGGGGTGCATGGACGGGACAAAAAGATTACTAGGGTTAATCAATTGGATATATCTATGCCAATTGCAACGTTGCATACTAACATTAAAATAACTCAATTGACACACAATGATGTAACCGAAATATTAAGAAAACATAATGACGATACCCAAATTGGATCACTGATAAGGGATCGTATTAGATATACAGCAAAACAGTGCGGATTCAAATATACAACTCCAATTAACACAATGGTACTAATATATAATTTTTTTATGTGGTGCAATTATTTAAATGAATCTAGACTAAACACAATTGTTAGGCTTCAGTCGTTTATTAGGATGTGGTTAGTTTATCGTAGGTCAAAAACGAACAATCGTGAAGATTTTGCTACATTAATGTGTGTATATGATATTCCTCGTGAATATTACGTTCATTATGTTGAGGATGGATTTGTTTACGGTTTTGACTTTCGATCTCTTAATGCATTGATTCAAGGGTCAAAATCAGATCTCCAAAATCCATTTAGTCTTAAAAGTTTTAATATGGAAGACCTTCAACCTAAAATTAACAGTATTCAATCACATTTAAAATGCATAGGTAAAAACAGTACATATGATACACAACAATTAACACCGGACCAAAAATATACACAATTAATAGTTAAAGTGTTTCAGACATTTGATTTACTGGGCCAGTATACTGATACCCAATGGTTTGAGCTGTTATCCATGTCTGATCTTAAAAAATTGTATAAGGGTGCGGAAGATATCTTTAATTATCGCGCAGAATTATCAAGCGATATGAAAAAGAAAGTAGTTAAAAACGGAGTTGCATTTAACAAGTTATTGCATAATTTAGAGAATTTTCAGTATAAGCATAAACGGTTTTTACAGGAAGAAATTCTAAATGAATTTCTTCGATTCGGTATTGAAGGACATGATGATGAAACAAAAAAATTTGGAACAAATCTAATGTTAACTGCATTAGTAGAAGTGAGCCCTGAAGCGGCAGAAGCTTTGCCCCATCTTGTGCAATCAACATTTTAGTTCAATCTGAGTATATTATACCGGCAATACCACCCTCAATACGCAATACATTATAATTAGTCGCATAAATATTAATTTGACTATTTTTTTGTATTATACAATCATCTGCAACCAAATTAAGTGTTGCATTATCAATTCTGCTAAAATTACATGTACTAGTTGGTTGATGATTCTCTGGTTTATAAGCGAAGCTATACACATAAATAAAATTTTTGGGAACATTCGTATGATGTTGGTATGGTTGGATAATTCTAAAATATATAGGTTCTCTTTCTGTAAAAAGATCGTTACCTTCAATCTGAATTTTGGCAAGAGTAATAGTATCTCCAGGAGGATCTTCACCATTACTAAAATCAAAAGCATCAAATCCTTTTTCAGGACCTCGATCAAATATATTTGATGTTTGGATAACCCATATTATTTCTTTCACAGGGTTACTAAATGACATATTTAAAACAGAATCTTTCTCATCAAGTGATTGGGTATTAACTTGAAGTTGCTCAATCAAATATTCTAAGCTACACTGTGCAAACTTTTTCCGCTCTTTATTTTCTAAAAAGATATAATCAACCCATAATGTCACCGCAATAATATCTTTTGTGTCCATGACTGATGAATCGTTTTGCAGACCTAATCCTGGAGGAACATTATTACTTGATACCCATAATTCATCAAATTTTCGTAATGTTAAAACTATTCTAACTTGAGAATTTTGTAAAGCAATTAGTGGAAGACTTAGTCCAATATTTCTATTAAACCAAAATTGAAGTGGTATATATAAATTTAATTCTCCTGACAAAGACTCAAGAGTATAGTTATCAACTTTACCAATCATTTGATTATATGCATGTCTTTTCTCACTAGTTATAGTTAAATCGTTCCATATTTCTAGCCATTGTCCGTAATGCCGATCCATCAAACTTCCACCAATTTCCACATCAATATTTTGAATTATAGCGTGGCCAATTGAATTCACATAACTAACGTGATAATCTGGATTCTGATCTGGATATTCATTTAATGCAGGCAATTTAATATTTAAAAACATCTCATGGACTAAGTCTCCTTTCGGATCAACGTTGCAATACATTTTATTACCAAAATTAATATTGCCATGAAAGTATTGTCTGATTTGTTCAATTGCAAAATTTGTATGTCGTTTATATACTGCAATAAAAAATGTGATTTGAGGATTCCCCGTTAAATATAAATCTTGAGGACCATATGCAGCTAATTGTAAAAGACCACCGGTCATTAATATTTAATGGATTTATTTTTTAAAATGGTTTAAAAAATAGACTACATAATTATAAATAATTAACAATTATTATGATCAATACCTCATCGCAAGACCCTACAAGAGATATATCAAAATTTTTAAAATATCAAAGAAAGAATGATATTGTCACAAAAGAAAATATATTGAGTGATAAATTTATTTATGCTAAGGGAGGTATATATATCAAGCAATTTAATTCTGATTATGATCTATATGCAGAGGGTAATTGTAAAATCATTGGAAGCCTGGAAATTGATGGAAATCTTGTTCTAAATAAAGGAATTGAAATTAAAGATAAAAATAATTTTATTACACTTTCTCGCAATGACAAAAATATTACTGGTCTAATTCTTGATCAACATATCATTAATAATGAATCAACTGGTTTTTTTTACAAAAAAAATCAAGACCAATTTATAATCGGAAAATTATTAAAAGATGATAGTATAGAAAATGAATCATTACAATTAAAAAATCTATCATGTGAAAAAATAAGTATATTTGGGAATGAATTAATTTCCAAAGATAATAGTATCATATGTTGTTCAAATCTACAAATAAATGGAATATTTCAAATTAATAATGCTACAATAAATTCATCCGAAAATAATATTATAATAGGCAATCTTAAATGTAAAAATATTATATCCGAAGAAAACAAATTTATAAATCTTGACTCCCAAAATATTAAAACGGATAACCTAGAGATAACAAATGGATCTTGTGATACATTTGATATAAATACATTAAAAATAAGTGACCAAATTATATTTGATGATGCATCAAAAATAATTTTTAATGATATTACTACTATCGATAAACTTTCGTGTAGTTATATAAATAAAAAATTGGTAAATAATGATGGAGAAATTGTAACAACAGATGGTACACAAATTCTACAAAACAAAATTTTTAAGAATAATGTATCATTTGATATGAATCGCATTATTAATGTGGCAAAGCCGATAAATAATAATGACGCTGTTAATAAAGAATATGTTGATAATTTAGCCTGCGGTATTACATATATCGAGCCTATTAGGGTAAGTAGTATTCAACAATTAGAAGCAGTTTTTTTCAAAATGCAAAAACAATTTATAAGTGAACTACCAGGAAAAATAGTAATTGATAATTTTAGCGAATTAAATGTAGGAGATAGGGTATTGGTAAAGAATCAGCAAAATGAAGAAGAGAATGGTATTTATGTAGTTTGTTCATGTGGAAACGAAGAACAACAATGGATATTAGTATTAGATAATGAATACGAACAATATTGCTTAAAAAAACAAAAAATTTGTTTAGGAACTTATTGTCAAAATGGTGAAAAAAATGAGGGGATCACTTTTTCACTCAGCAATAATTTAAAAAATAATATAACGATAAATAGTATAAATAATTCAGATAAACTTTTTGATAAAATTAAAATTCTTGAAGAAAAAATAAGGATATTGGAAACAAAGTAAACAAAACCAAATTATTATTTATTTAAAGTTTTTATATAAATAATTTATATGAATGATCGAGAAACAATTAATTATATAAATAAGATATTTCAGAGAATAGATAGAACAGAAAAAAAATTAGACATTTTTGAAAAGAATATTAATATTACAAATGATCGTATAATTTTAAATAGTCCAATATATTTTACTAATATATTATCACCCATAACAGACCAAGCAGTGGCAAATATTGGTAGTGAAAAAAATTTTATAAAAAATTTATATATCGAAGGACAAATAATATATCCAGACAAATTACAGTTGGGAATAAATAATGATTTTGTTATAGACAAATTAGGAAAAATAGGATTACATAAGTCACAACAATTAGATTCGCTATCTTTACAAAATTTACCTTCCTTTTCTATTGAAAATGTAAAGGTTAATAGCGAAACAAACTTAGTATTTACAATTGATAATGATTATATTAGTAACTATGTTACAATAGGTGATACAATTAAATGCGAAGAGTGCTATTATAATGTTGTTGAAATACATCCAAAGGATAATAGTATTAAACTTCATCCTTTGTCCGCTGATGCTCAACATTTTTTAAATATTAATAAGGAACAAAATATTCGTATTGACATATATCCAAGTATATTAGGAATATACAATCATAATGGTACAAATTATTTAAAAATTAATGCATTTGGAGATTTATTTTATAAAAGCTCAAATAGAAAAGCTGAAATAAATTTTGGTGGTACTGTTAATTTTGAAAAAGAAGTTAATTTTGTCGACGACATTCAAACTAATAATTTATATGCAAAAGAAATAACGGCCGAAAATTTAAATACTCAAAAAATAAATAATGTTGAAATACCATCAGAAGGTATGCTTGTAACTAATAATTCCGAACAAATATTATTAAATAAAAAATTTGGTAATGATATTAATTTAACAAATAACCGTATTATCGATGTTAGAGATCCCATTGATGAAAAGGATGCGGTAAATAAAAGATACGTAGACCAATATCTATCTGGCTTAAAAATTAATAAAAGTATTAAAGCATTATCAGTAAAAAATATAAATGGATCATACAATAAAGATTCCGAAGAACTTACTGTTGAATTAGATGACCAAGAATTGACAAATATATTTGATAACGTAAGGATATGTCAAGATGATGCAGTATTAATAAATAATCAATATAATAAGGTGGAAAATGGGATATATATATTTAATGGTAATAATGTCTTTCGACGTCGAAACGATTTTTCAAAGGAGCAAAGCATTGATAAATTAAAATCATATTATGTTTATGTTGAAAGTGGAGAAATTCATAGTAAAAAAAGTTTTGTTTTTAATTATATAGAAAATTTTGTTTGGAATAGATCCGATATTTTTTTCAATATATTTTCACAAAACTCTGATATCCATTTGGGAAAAGGATTAAAAAAAATAAATGGCGAGATAAGTTTAAATCTAGATGAAAAAATATTTAATTTAACTGAAAATAACAAACTTACAATAGATAGAATAAATAGTACAAAAATAGACAATGCGCACTTTAATGTTAATGCTGGCAATGGTATCAAAACAAATAGTACAAAAATTAAATTATTAGATAATCTTGATTTTGAATTAAATATTAATAAATCCCAATTTTATTTTGGAAAAAATGGTGAATTAAAATTATTTGAAAGTGATAATGATATTAATAATCTTGTAAGTAATATTAATTTTTTAAATGTACCCGCTGATACAAATATCAATGGTAAGCTCGGTTCTACTGGTAATATCGAAATAATAGAGGAAATGTTTCCCCCTTCGGAATTAAAAGTTTCCATCAGAGAATCAGATGATGTAACCAATAGAGAAACAGAGGTGTACTATATGATAAAGTGTATTGACAAAAATAATAATGAAACAAATACTCGACAATCTCGAAAAATAAGTATAAGTAAAAAATGTAAGAGTGTGTATTCACAAATAAATTGGACAAATGTTCAAGATATATTATCATATAAAATTTATAGATGTATTGATGATTTATGTGAACAGCTTATAATTTCAAATGAAACAAACGAATTAGTTGATATTTTAGTTCCGCATAATTTTTCGAAATTAGATTGGAAGAAATGTGCTTATCCAGATGATAAAAATACAACGCGAAAAGTAATTTCGAGAATATCAGCAAAGGAAAATAGTTTTCTCCAAAATACGAAGCTTGGAATAAATGTTATAAAACCAAAAGCATCATTGCATATTTCGTCAAATAATGATATACCAATACTTATTGAAAAGGAAAAATCTGGAACTCCTTGTTTGTTATTATCAAATAATATTAATAAGTATGATAAATCAAGATCTCCTTATATTACTGGTTCTGATGGATTAGGAATGTCTCAATTTGAGATTGGTCATAATATCAAATTAATAACAAAAGAAGACAGTGGTATTGTGTATATAACATCCAAGGAGGATGAGGATGACAATAAAAATGAGGAGATTGGTTCAGATACGTATCGTCTGCAGGTTATGGATGGCGGAATATTTTCCGAAGGAGAAATAACATCAGAGTATCCTAATGCGATAGGTACGTATCACAATCCACTTGGAAATAATGCACTTCTTTTCAAGACAGGATGTAGTAGCGATGCGGTTGCGAATGAAGCAGCAATGCAATGGAATCGGGATAAGTTAGAGATTATACCAGTTCAAAATGGAAAAGTTATCAATAAGAATAAAATTGAAGTAAAAAATTTTTGTATTGATCATCCACAAGATGATAAAAAATATTTAATGCATGCTTGCATCGAAGGACCTACTGCGGATGTGTTTTATCGGGGTAAAGCACAATTTTTGCCAGATAAAGAATCGACAATTGTTAGGTTGCCTAAATGGTTTAATACTCTTGTTATAATAGAGACTACTACAATTCAGGTTACACCAATTAATTGTCTCTGTCATCTTGCTGTAAATATAAACAATTTAAATGAGAATTATTTTAAGATTATTCGGAATAAAAATTGTGGGATAGATAATTTAGAATGTTTTTGGGAAGTAAAAGCTACTAGAAAAAATAGTGAATTTCCGGTTGAACCGGTAAAAGACAAAGTTAAAATAAAAAAAATAGGCCCGTATAGCTGGTGTGAGTAAAGAGTTTAGACTTATAACATATATCTATATATATATATATATATATATATAAATATTAAGTATTAAATTAATTTAACTTACATCTTTGGTAATTTTACTTTACCTAACATTGGGGAAATCATATAGGTAAGTGCAACACCGAGAACCAATAAGAAAGTACCATCAACCATATATCTAACAGATTGTTCGTATTTGCTTTGGAGATTTTGTTGTGAAGTGTTTACAATAGATAAGCAGACAATGTAGGTTAAAACACCTAATGCAACAACTAACATCGCGCAACAGGTGAATTTATCTTTGAACATAACAAGGCAGTTATGGAACAAGTAACTGCAAGTTATTAAAGATACGAGAACAAATAATGCGTAAAGAGCGAAACCACCGTCTAATACAGAAGAGGAATTCATAATATATTATAATCACAAAAAAATATATACGTTTATTTAAAAAATATTTGATCCTTAATTATTATTATGAATTACTCTTCTAAATATTTCCTCGAAACAAAAAAACTTGGAACTCTTACCATTGAAAATAATACGCAATTAAATTTATCAAATTTAAAATTAGCAACTTTGGTATGTAAAGGCGGTGCATGTTTTAATAAATTAGTAGCATTCAAAGAGGGCTTTATCCTTGGGAACACTAATGAGCATATCGAAGGAAATATTCGTTATTTTGATAAAAATTTTTATGGATACAATGGTACAAAATGGATTGCTTTTACCAATGATCCAATCTGGGAAAAATCTGAAAATAATGTAATAATAAATAATAAAAAAATTGGTATTGGTAAATTGAATCCTAAAAAATTGTTGGATATAGCTGGTGATGTTCAAATTGATAAAAAATTACATTGTAATGATATGGCATCTTTTGAACAGGGGATATGTCTACGGGGAAACAAAGTAAAAAAAATGGAAGGAGTTATAAGGTATTCCGATAATACATTTCAGGGTTATAATGGTAAAAATTGGATTAATTTTGGATTATCAGAAGAAAAAGTATTACAAATTGACGGTAGTAATAAGATAATGACTGAGGATACAATACATTTTAATAATATTAAAATAAATAATTTATTTATTGAGTCGGAAACTGTAAATTCTGAACCAATGGAGTTAAATTTAAAATCGGAAAATAACACTGAAAATTTAATAATCGATCTTAAAAATCAAAATAATTCCGTGAAGATATTTGGAAAGCTTGAAATTATTGACGGAATACGTATAAATAAAAAACGTATAGAAAATATCGATGACCCAGAAAATGATACTGATGTAGTAACGAAAAGATATGTGGATAATTTATTAAAAGGATTGAAGTCACAAATTGTGGTAGATTTATTTTTAAATGAAAATAATGAGATAGAAGATGATAATGAGATGAGTCTACTATATTTTGAAAATAAAAATTTAATTCTTCTAAACAATGGAGAGCGTAAAATTATAGAAGAATATCCATTAAAAGTACTGATAAATCATGGGGAATTTTCAGGAAAAGAGATTATATTTTATTTAGATGATTCCAATGTGTTATACCATGTAAGTAATCATATTACGCAAAATAATTTTTCTAAAATTTTTGAAATAGGAAATGGAAATATTATTAACTTAAAATTGAGTGAAAATTTATGGTCAAATGCGAATAATGAGATCGATCTGCGTAATGCTTCAATTTCTCATCACCATCTTCAGCAAAATATTATCAAAAGTGAAAATATCGAAGATGGATCGATAAATTGTGATAAAATTATTGATTCGTGTGTAACGGGAGACAAAATTTCTAATGAGACTATTGGTAATGAACATTTAAAGCTTAATATAATAAATGGAATCCATTTACAGGAAAATATTGTCCAATCTAAACATATTGTTCCAAACGGTATAAGTGAAAAAAATTTATGTCCTGATATAATTGATAGTATCCATTTAAAACCCGAATCAATTCTTATTTCCCATTTAAGTAAAGAGTGTATAACCTCGTGTAATATAAAAGACAATGTTATCCAAAATAGTCATTTAACTGATAAATGTATTACGAGTGATAATATTGCCGAAGAGTCCATAATTAGTAACCATTTATCTGAAGCAAGTATCCTAAAATATCATCTTTCGGATGATTGTATACAAAATAATAATATAGTAAATAAAGCAATTGATGAACGTGTATTAGCTGAAAATATTATAAACGCCAATCATATAAAAGGTGGTGAAATAAGATCCAATCATCTGGGAAAAAAATGTATTCTTAGTTCGCATATAAAAGATAACCAAATTACTACCAATCATATTGAGGAAGGGGCGATATCATCTAACGAAATTAAAGAAAATAGTATTGAGTCTATACATATAGTTGATCAAAGTATATCAAGTGCAAAATTATCGAAAAATATAATAACCAAGGAACATTTATGTAAGGGAAGTGTTACTAGCGATCATTTGGCAAAATCATCGATAACGGCAAATCATCTTGGACGTAATATAATTGAAGATATTCATTTAAACAATTTCATAATTAAGACGAATAATCTTGCAATGGGATGTGTAACGGAACAAAAAATTCAAGAAGAATCTATCTCAAATAGAAAAATAAAAGATAATGCTATTCAAAATAATAAACTACGAACTCCATATTTAAAATTAGAATTCGATAAATTTATTACAGGAAACAGCCAAATAAATTTAGGTGAAACATTAAAAATAGGCATAAATAATAATTATTATTTACCAAAAAAAGAAGGAGATGAAATATTAATTAATGAAAATATTAAAATTGGTGAAGAAGATTGTAATAAAGTTCTAAATATTAATAATGATACAAATTTTCTTGGAAAAGTAAATTTTGTAAATAATAATATTTTACCCGTTGGATCTATTATTAATTTTTTAAAAGATGCGAAAATTGATAATAGAAAATATATAAAATTAGATGGTAGAAAAATTAACAAAGATGATTACTCACAATTATTTGAGATTTTAAACAGTAACGAAACATCATACATATTACCCGATATTAGAAATGAAAATTATGATAGTTATTTAGTTGTATAAATATTATTCATTACATGTACTTATTCTCCAAACGTAGAACCCTTGAATACCAAAGAAGATAAGGCAAAAAATAAATAATGATAAAATAATTTTTTTGAATAGCTTTGCTGTATTTACACTCTTTTTTCCTTCTTTACATTTACCAAGTATACTTATAATTACAATAAATCCTAAAAATAAAAATACTGCTGTGACAGCTAATATTACTCTCCAAAATCTAAAAATAAATATTTGATTCATCTATTTTTTCTATAGAAAAAAAATAGATATTCTAATTTTTTTTACTTTGCGGTTCTATCTTCAGTTATATTTTTTGACCACAAATTAGTTAAAACAGATGTTTTTTTTGACTTATAATGAATAAAATTTTTACATACATCAATAAATATAGTTATTAAACCTTTTTTACTTATTTCTAAATTATTATTCAAAAAAGTTTTAAGATTAATATAATTTGTTGATTTTTTAACAATAGTATTATGATATTGGGCTATATCTTCCGCTTCAAATTTTTTTAAAAATATATTTCTTATATTATTTATTTTTGCTAAATCAATTTCAACATTTTTATCTTCATCGTTTGATATTATAAAATTTTCTATTGTTTTATGTTTTTTAATAATAGAAAAAGATTTGGTACAGTTATATCCAGTTATTTTTTTTATATAATCGCAACCGCATAATATACAGATATCTACTAATTGACGATGATTTATTTCAAGTTCATGTAATATAGTATCAAGATCATACAATAAAAATGATTCTTCTCGAATTGAAAAATTTCTTAAAATTTTTTTTCCTCCAAATGCCAACATATCACTATCTTCGGATAAAATATAATCAATTATGTTCTCTTTTGATAAATTTGAAAGTAACCAATCTGATTCATTCTGATTTCTTATATAAGGTATTCCTAGTATATCAAAAAATTTAGTTATTTTAGAGATTACGTTATCAGAAAAAACTACATATTTTTTTTTTAATTTATTTATATTATCTTGATACTGCATTTTTTCATATTCGTTTGTTGCACTCATTAATTTCATTTCTAATATATGAATTTCATCAATTATCTTTTCTTTACGATAATTTCTTTGTTCAATTATAAATTTTTTCTCATCAGGAGCTTTACCATCAAGAACATACACTGGTAAAATATTATGTTTAAAAAACATCAGAATTTGTCTTAAAAAACATTCAATGGGGTTACTTTTATTATAAATAAATCTATAAAGAAATAAACTAAAATCTATTCCAACAATACTTGATGCGATATTATTAATATAAATTTTTTTAATATCATTTTTTAAGTTTTTTTTTATAACATGATTTAAGTTTTTAATACCCATTAGAGTATATTATTTTTAATAAAAAATAATATTCATATTCTAAAAAATAATTATGACTTAATTGAAGTAAAAAAAAGTTTTGTTGATTTTCTCGGAGTTTGTAAATTATCTACATATGTATTCCATTTCTTATTTTTATAAATTTTTTCAAGTTCTGATACATATAACTCTAAAGAATTATCAAATGGTTTTGGAAATTCTTTTAAAAATTGTACTTTATTCTCATTTAATAAATAAAAAATTATTGCTGCTTTCAAAATTATATAAGAAAAAATAGACGCATTTTGTTTATATTTAAATGAAGTAAAATCACTTACTGAATCAAGATTATTATATTTCATTAATTTTTTAACATTATTTTGTGATAATTTATTTTCATCTTTTGATTTTT